GGTATCCAATATGGTATCGGTTCTGAGATTGTTCTTTACAACTAAGAAGTAGTTAATTGACTAATTTAAAGGGCAGGTGGGCTACAGCCTGTCTGCCCTTTTTTAATAAAAATATATTATGGCGTGTGTAATTACAGCAGGGCGTGCAGTCCCTTGTAAAGACGTAGTCGGAGGAATCAAAGCGATTTACTTTGCGAACTACGGAGACATCGGTACGGCTACATTGTCTTCCGATGAGATTACTGACTTAAGTAGCAGCTTTACGGCTTACAAGTATGATGTAAAAGGCAACTCTTCTTTAGAGCAGGCTATCACATCTTCTCGTGAGAACGGAACAACCTTCTTTGAGCAGACTCTAAATGTTACCTTGACTAAGTTGAGCAAGGAAGATCACAAAGAGATTAAACTATTGGCTTATGGCCGTCCTCACGTCTTCGTACAAGACTATAACGATAACTGCTTTGCAGTAGGTCTTGAGCACGGAGCAGATGTAACGGGTGGTACTATCGTAACGGGTGCGGCAATGGGAGACCTTTCAGGGTACACATTGACGTTCACCGCACAGGAGGTATTACCTGCAAACTTCTTAGCAGGAGCGACAGCAGCAGACCCATTCGATGGTCTTGCTACTTCAACGGTTACAATTACCGAGGGAACTAACTCGTAATTGATAAATAAGTGTATATTTGTGCTCTAGGGCATAGCACTCTGGTTTGGTTAGAGAGGGGAGACGTTTAAGTACGTCCCCCTCTTTTGTTTTGTAACAATGTCTAGCCAAAAGGGTTAACCTATTATGCATATAGTAAGTACAACAGATAGCACTATCAAGTTTGTCCCTAGAGCCTACGACACATCGCTCTCTGTCGTTATTACAGACGAGGAGACTAACACGAGTAGCACAGAGTCATTAACAGGCACTAGAAGCCGTAATTATGTGGTTATAGACCCTTCCTACTCCTTCAAGGAGGGAAGGTTCTATACGATACGAGTAAGTGGCTCTAACGAGGTCTATAGAGGCCGTGTGTTCTGTACTGACCAAACCGATTACGAGAAGTACACGGTCAACCAAGGGCAGTACACGCAGTACAACTCAGACAATAACGGATACATATACCGATGAGTAACATAAGAATCGTAAACCTCAACAGCTACACTACCCCTGTGGTGCAGGAGAACAACCGCAAGCAGTGGGTTGAGTACGGAGGTGATAACAACTATTACCAATACCTTATAGACCGCTACAATGGGTCAGCAACTAATAACGCTATTATCAATGGTGTTTGTGAGTTGATTTATGGTAAGGGCATTGGTGCAACAGATGCAAGTAGAAGACCTGAGCAATACGCTCGTATGGTCTCAATGTTTTCTAAGCACTGCCTTCGCAGGGTAGTCTTTGATTTAAAGGCTATGGGCCAGGCGGCCTTCCAAGTTATTTATAACGAGGACAAGAGTGCTATCGCACAGGTTGAGCACTTCCCTATTGAGACCCTCCGCTATGAGAAGATGAATGAGGATGGTGAGATAGAAGGCTATTGGTACAGCAAGGATTGGTCTATGATCCGCAAGAAGGGTTATGAGCCTGAGCGCATCCCTGCCTATGGGTATGGGAAAGCAGGCGATAAGCTAGAAATATACTGCATCAAGCCATACAGAGCAGGGTACTATTACTACAGCCCTGTAGATTACCAAGGGGCGTTACCCTATGCTGAGTTGGAGGAAGAGGTAGCTAACTACCACATTAACAACATCAAGAATGGCCTCAGCCCTTCGATGTTGATTAACTTCAATAACGGCATCCCAACGGAGGAGGAGCGTGAACTGATAGAGCGTAGAATCATAGACAAGTTCTCTGGTACTAGCAACTCAGGCAAGTTCATCCTAGCGTTCAATGATAACAAGGAGATGCAGGCGAGTATTGAGCCTGTTCAGCTTTCTGATGCCTCACAGCAGTATGAGTTCCTTTCTGAGGAGTCCTCACAGAAGTTGATGGTAGGCCACCGCATTACCTCACCTATGCTTTTAGGGATTAAGGATGGTTCAGGTTTAGGGAGTAACGCTGACGAGATTAAGACGGCATCGTTACTCTTCCAAAACACGGTTATCCGTAGCACGCAAGAGATGATTCTCGATGCTATGGATGAACTACTAGCCTACAATGATATTAGCTTAAACCTCTACTTTAAGACGTTACAGCCTCTAGAGTTTATTGACTACGAAGGTTTAGATAACGAGACTGCAGAGGAGCAAACGGGTCGTAAGTTCAGTGCTGACGATCCTGAAATTGACTTAGAGGATTTTCTTGAGCAGATAGGCGAAGATGAACCACAAGACGAGGAGTACGAACTCATTGATGTAGACAGCGAGTCTACAGAAGATGAGCCTGAGGACTTTGATGTTGAGGGATACCTTAACGGCCTTGTGAACCTATCTGCTAAGGAGGATTCATCTCAGGACAGCGAACTCTATAAGGTTCGCTATACTTATGTGAAGGGCACGAGTAAGACCCCTGACGGGGAGACTCGTGACTTCTGTAGAAAGATGCTACGCACTAAGAAGTTGTACCGCAAGGAGGACATCGGTATGATGTCAGCCAGAGGCGTAAACAAGAAGTTTGGCCACAAGGGTAAAAACTACTCTATTTTTAAGTACAAGGGCGGCCCTTCGTGTTACCATAGATGGGAGCGTAGAATCTATAAGAAGAAGATAACGAAGAACGGAGAGCCTTGGGGAGGCAATGCCCTTCAGGGTACTAAGTTTGTCAACGTGAACCAAGCTGTTAGGGCAGGGTTCAAGTTGCCAAAGAATCCAAATGAGGTGTCGGTAGCACCTATTGATATGCCAAGACAAGGACACCATCCAAATTACGGGAAATAATGGCTAAGGTTTTATTTATAAAGAAAGAGGACATCGTGCGTAACAGTACTATCAGCGGAAACCTAGATAGTGATAAGTTGCTGCCGTTCATAGAGATTGCTCAGGAGATTCACATACAGAACTTCTTGGGATCAAAGCTCTACGACAAGATACGAAACGACATTATAGCAGATACTTTACCTGCTGCATACGAGACGTTATTGGATGAGTATGTACAGCCTATGTTGATACACTACGCTATGACGGAGTATTTACCTCACGCAGCCTATACGATTGCGAATGGGGGTGCATACAAGCACTCCTCAGAAGCAAGCGAGTCAATGACTAAGGAGGAGTTAGATTTCTTGAGTGAGAAGCATAGAGATATAGCCGAGCACTACACAAGAAGGTTCATTGATTTTATGGCTTTCAATAACAACACATACCCTGAGTATAATCAAAGTCAAGACGATGATATGTACCCCGACAAAAACGGAGTCTTCAACGGTTGGAATCTCTAAGCATTACAAGCCGAAGAAGAAGAACGTTGAGAAGTTGAAGAAACTGATAAAGAAGATAGAGAAGAATGGCAACTGATGAAAAGGGCTACGGCTCAATCTACGGCTCTACCTGGTGGGGAAGTGGCGATGCTTTCACCAACACGATAGGTTGGGGAAGTGCAATGTTTTACATATTAGACCCTGCACAATTCCAGAACCGAGCGTTAGCGGATGGAGCGGTAGTAGAGGCTTTTGAATGTGTAAGTAAGTCTTTAAGAAGATTCCCACAGGCTGACTTAGGTAGACAGTTGTTTGATGCCTACGACCTCAGAGTCGAGACGGCATCAGGATCAACGGAGGCAAGAACCTGTACTATTAACGAATTGAACGAGATATTATGAGTTTATATAAGGATGCATCATTAGCAATGATACCCTCTGCTTACAAGGATGGTAAGTTGTATAGTATTAGACCTACTGATGGTAGTGGGGATTTCACATTTAGTAGGGGTTCAAATCTTGCTGCTACAAGGGTAGATGTTAATGGTCTTATTGAGAAGGGTAGAGAGAATGTCTTAACCTACTCTAATGACTTCAGCAATGCGGCTTGGACGAAGCAAGATATAACTGCTACGAGTGGACAAAGTGGGTACGATGGAAGCAGTGATGCTTGGCTTTTAGATAAGAGTGCCGCAAGTGGGCAATTATACGCATCTATTTCTGCTGATGTATCAACTTTCAGCGTTTATGCAAAAGCAGGGACATTAGATTGGTTAAGGTTATACATTGACATTTCTGGCAGTAACACTATTGCCTTTTACAATCTTAATAGCGGTGTTATAGGCACCACGACTAATGATATTGATACAACTATTGAACAAGTCGGTGCGACCGATTGGTATAGATGTACGATAACTGCAAAAAATGGTGGTGTTCGTTGTCGTATTGGCCCAGCAGATAGCGATGGCGATATAAGCGGTACAAGCGGAAACATTTACATCCAAGACGCTCAATTAGAATTAGGCTTGGTTGCTACTGACTACATTGAAACAGGAGCATCTACTGCACAAGCAGGTATATTAGAGGACTTACCGAGATTAGATTATAGTGGTGGTGCTTCGTGTCCTTCTCTTTTACTTGAGCCGAGTAGGACGAATAGTGTAACGCATAGTGAATACTTTGCAGGATATATTAAAGAAAGAGCCACTATAACAAGTAATTCAATAGCATCGCCTACTGGTTATGTAGATGCTACAAAATTAGACACCGATAGTAGCCCAAATAATACACATAGTATTTTATTTGGGTCATTTTCAAACACGGCTGGAAATGTTGCCATTTCTGGTTTTTTCAAAAAAGGTGAATACAATTATGTTCATTTTGGTACTGGCTCGGCTATTGAAAAGACTTGGTTTGATTTAGAAAATGGTGAAGTAGGTGTTGAATCTTCTAATGTTGTTAGTGCTTCAATAGAAAATTTCGGAAACGGATGGTATCGTTGTATTGCGATTGTAAACGCTGCATCTACAACAAATTATGTAGAATTCGGACCAGCAAATGTTGATGGTTCAAGGGTTATCAGTGGAACACCAAGCGGCGGTATTTATTGTTGGGGTATTCAATTTGAGAATGCTTCTTCCTACCCTACAAGTTACATACCTACATATGGTTCTGCGGTTACGAGGTCTAAAGATTATATGATAACATCTACATTG